AAAAATTGGTAGAAGAATATATTCGGGTTCTTTTACGTGATATAAAGGTAGAAGAATCTAAAACCAATGAAGTAGAAGAGAAATCAATATCAAAAGATAAATATCGGGCGTTAATACAAAATTCCAGAGAAAGTTATAAGATGGTGTTTCCAAAATATTCCGATGCGAAGATTGAAAAATTGGTAGAAGAATATATTCGGGTTCTTTTACGTGATATAAAGGTAGAAGAATCTAAAACCAATGAAGCAGATGAGGAGGGTGATTATATTACTGTAGGTAAAGGATTAGAGAAAGATGATGCAGATAAATTAGCTACAGAGAAGAATGGAACTGTTGTAAATGATGATAAGGATAAAGAGAAATTTTCTGTTATTGTGAAGAAAGTATAATATGAAAGATATTTTTGAAAGGGTATATGAGAAAACTTCGGGATCGAATATTTCTTTATCTCGTAGCGATATGATTGAGATGTTTTATGCTAGAGGATTCTCTTTATCAGAAGAGCAGAAAGATAAGGATTCTGGAAGCACACTTTTTATATTTGTAAAAGGTGATAATACCATTGAAGTTCGAATGTTTCCTCCTGAAGAGGATTATGGAGAATAAGTATGAGGGATTTGCTTAATAATTTATTAAAATTAGATGAAGCTCGAGGACATTGGCGGGATTGGTCAGAATTATTTTGTTCTAATCTTGAATGTGAGTGGCGAGGATATAAGAAGGATAATCCTGAAGTTCTTAAGAATATGAAATGTCCAGAATGCGGATCTAAACTTGAATTAAGAGAATCTGTTGATGAAAGCAGTATAGATTTTCCTCAAAAAGATTTGGATTTGAATATTTGGGATAAAGAGAATGATACGTATAAGATTAAATCTGAGGTAAAAGGTGAAATACTTAATCTTATAGGAGCGTATGGGGAAGAAAATTCTTTACTTGAATTAGCTGCAAAAGATGATGCAGGCAATCCTGTTATTCATATTCCTGGAAGTATTGGAAGTAATCTTTGGGTTGAAGATTCTGACATTGATGTACATATTGTAGTTGATAATGAATCTGAGTATTATGAAGATGAAGATTTTCAAAGTAAAGTTATTAAGTGGTTTAATGATCATCGGAATGAGATACATGGTTATATTGGAAATCATCCAGTAGAAGTTTATCTTCAATTTAATTCAGATCAGGATTTAATGAGCACAAGTTGTTATGATTTAATGACAGATGAATGGCTTGTTGGCCCGGAGATTAAACCTTTAGATTATAATCCTTATGAAGATTTTTCCGGTATTGTAGATACTTTAAGAGATGCAGTAGATGATGCGGATAAACTTTTTGGTGAACTGAGACGGGATGTAATAGATTATGATACGATAAAGAAAGCAATGGCACAGCTTGCTCCTGAACAGAAAGAATTATTTTTAGAAAGATTAAAGGGTAAGCTGGATGAGGTAGAAGAAGATATTCAAGCTCTTTATTCGAAACGGAAAGAGTGGACGGATGCTCGTAAATCCGCTTCTAAACCTTCCTCTCCTGAAGAAGCATTAAAGGATGTTGAGTTAGCAAAGAAATGGAAGGATACAAATGCAGAATTTAAATTTGTGAATCGTTATAAGTATTTGAAAGTTATTCAGGATCTTGAAAAACTTCTTAATGATAATGAGATAAGTCCTGATGAAGTTGATGATGTTAAAAGAATTATGAAGGATATGTTATGAGTCGGATGATACCGAGGAGAAGCATCGATCAGCTACGTAATTACGTAGACATATCTCTTATTTCTTATGGAATAGAATGTACTTTATATATTCCTACTAATACATCGTATAGTGAAGTGGAAAAGCAGGATGTATTTTTTGTTCCGGGTGATTATGATTATCTTTCTTATTCTGCTAAAGTATTTATTAATTGGACAGCAAGTACATATAAACTTAAGAAATTAGGTTTATATACAGAAGATGCAATTCCGATTGTTGGATATATGGGAACAAAAGCTACAGTTTTAGAAGGTTCTAATGTAGGAGATGAGGTAGATATAGATATTACATTGCATAGTTATATTAAGATAGCTCCAGAATTCGTACCTGATAGTTATGTAGGAAATGAAGAATTTGAAGTTGTTAATATTGCTACACCATCTATGCAAGAAGCTGCAATTGTTCAAATATATAGTTTAGTACCTAGAAGAATTAAACATTAAGAGGGAAAATAATGAGAGCTAAAAGTCTAAAAAATATATCTAATCAGAGAGTTTCTTTGAAATTTACAAGTGGAGAAAGGGTTTCACTTACTCCGGGTTCTTCTTTAGAGAATGTTAATATAGTTAATGAAGAAGAGGTAAAAGGTAAGGTTCATATAGTTAGAGATCTTACTGAAGTTATTGAGGAAAAACAGATGAAAGTACAATTAAATGATTGATTTGGCAGAATTCTATAAAAATCAAGCTATTTTACTTATAGCGAATAAATTACATGCGGATTATTCTGAAGTTGTTCAGAAACATGGAAGGATAGAACCTGAGCGTTATCAGGAGATGTGGTTAGATTTACATATTATTGGGGATGAAGATCATACGTTTAAAGATGGTATTTGTTCAGCGTTTATTTCAATGCTTCAAAAATCCGATAGGAAAAATAGTTAAGGTGATATAATGGTTTCATTTACTCGTTCAATAGATTTAGCATTGAGAGCATTACTTTTTAGTAAGTTTGCCGGTGTTCTTGGAATAGATCAAAGTGGAACTTCTGTTGAAAATATAAATAAGGGAATTGTTCAAACTCCTAAAGAGATTGCCTTACGTGAGATAGCTGAAAAACGCGGAGAAGATTTTTTAGAATTTATGAATTTTTGGAGAATGGGGACGAGTCCTAGTATGGGTAGACAAAGAACTCCGGTTGCTCGTAGGGGATTTTATGTAGCAGATACAACTTCGGATAAAATAGATATTAAGAATGTTAAAGCGATACCGGTTGATTTAAATTATAATGTATGGTTTTGGAGCAAAAGTTTAGATAAGGTTTATCAATGTATTGAAGAATATTTATTTTGGCAACAGGATAATCCAAATTTAACTCTTAGTTATGATACTGATTATGCTCTTGAGTTTGATTTACATTTTGGTGAAATTGTGGATGAATCCTCGATATCGGAAAAGTATTCTTCAGGTATAATTTTTGTTTATAAACTTCCGATTAAGATAGAAGGTTGGATATTTAAATCTTCAACTTCTAAGGTTATACAAAAGATTATTCTTACAGAATATAATAAAGATGATGTTGATGATTATTCAGAAATAGTCGTGGAAGATTCTAATCAGGATACTGAGCTAACTAGTATTCTAAAGATGTTTAGAGAAAAATTATATGGGATTCTTGAAATTACAAGTCCTAGTACTATTACAATTCCGGGGAATTTTGCAAGTGATTTTAATGTTGGAGATAAAATAGTTTGGGAAAATAGTACTTCAAATAATGGAATATATACAATTGTATCTGTAATAGATGTTGGGAATAATACAGATATAGTAGTTTCAGAATCAATACCTAGTGATGTAGTTATTGGAAATATTTATAAGAGGGAATTATAAGTATGTATAATGAATTACTTAATATTCTTACAAAATCTGAAAAACAAAGAAAGAAATTATTTGAAGGATATTCTAAAGCTCAGATAAAACAGCTTGTTGATGATTTTACACCTCCAGAAATTCTTCCTTCTGATTTTGATATTACTCCAGAAGATTGGATTAATAGAATTAGAAAATGGGGGGTTATTACAATTTATCATCGTAATCCTGAGGAGTTTAGAGGTAAGAGAAAGGTGAGTCCAAAACAATTTACCAATAAATTACAAAGTGAAGATTTAAAGAAAATGTTATCCGGGTGGTATGTTAAGAAGATAGGAAATACAGAGGTTAAGTTTTTTAAGGATTATATAGCATTAGATAGTAAAGTATATACTGATGAGTTTATTATAAAGGTAAAATTAAGAAAAGAATTTAAGGGTTATAAATTTCCATAAAAGGAAGTAAGGAAACGAAATATTATTTTAGATAATTAGTTAGGAGATATGAAATGTCAATTTTTCTTTCAGCTGGTGTATATTCGCAGGAAAAGGATATTTCGGATATTGTTCCGAATATTGCATCTGCTTCGGCCGCATTAGTAGGATATTCAACTAAAGGAAGTACTTCCGATATTATGCTTATAACAAGTGATCAGCAATTCGTTGATGAGTATGGTGAACCTGTAGCTGGTGAATATTTTCATTATACTGCTCTTGCCTATCTTGCAAAGGGGAATACTTTGTATTGTTTGCGAGTAGTAAATGGAGCTTTATATGGTGGTGTAAATATAATGGATTCGATTTCCGTAGAGGATAACGCTGCATTTGCATCGGGACAGTCGAGTGCTGTATTTACAATAGGTACGGCTTTGCAGGATGATGCAGTATTTCAAATTATGGGAGCTAATCCAGGTGTTTGGGATGATAAGATTGGAATTAAGATTACTAATGTGAAGGATGGTTCTGATATTACTCCTACAGATCAGTATACGTTTAAGATTTCTGTTTATTATCAAAATGATGATGGTGATTATGAATTAGTAGAAACATGGAAGGTTTCTCGTAAAGATAAGAAAGATGGTTATGGAAAACAAATGTATCTAGAAGATAGAATTAATGGAGTAAGTAGTTATATTACTGTTGCAGATAGTGCTCTTGTTGATACAAAACTTCCTAAAGCTCAAGCTGAAAGACTTGATTTTGTTAGTGGATCTAATGGTAGTGCTGTATCATCTTCAGAATTAGTCGCTGGTTGGGATGAGTTTATAAATCCAGCTACGACAGATATTCGTTTGCTTTTAAATGGAGGTGAAACAGTCCTTGCAGTTCAAACTAAGATGAAAGCTGTAGCGGAAACGAGAGCGGATTGTATAGCTATTTTAGATATGCCTTCTACAGCATTAACTTCTGTAACTGATATGGTAACATGGAGAGAAGGAGCTGAAACTCATAATTTTAATTCAAGTTATTGTGCGTTATATTCTCCTTGGTTGAAGATATATGATTCTTATAATGATAAGTTGGTTGAGGTGCCTCCATCGGGATATGTAGCTGCTCAGATAGCATATAATGATCTTATTGGGCATCCTTGGACAGCCCCTGCTGGATTTACTCGTGGAATGTTGGATGTAATATCGGTAACAAAGATATTTACTGAGGGCGA